TTTAAATGATACATCTTTATATGTTCCATTAGAATTTTGGTTTTGTAGAAATATAGGTCTTGCATTACCTTTAATCGGATTACAATATCACGAAGTTAAAATAGTAGTACAATTCGAAGAACGTGACAAAGTAATTGCCAGTGGTGGTACGGCAGGAAATTTATCTGGTTCTTTATGGATAGATTATATCTATTTAGATACTGATGAAAGAAGAAAATTCGCGCAATCTTCTCACGAATACTTAATTGAACAATTACAATTTACTGGCAGAGAAAAAGCTTCTAGCAAAATGAAATTAAATTTCAATCATCCTGTTAAAGAATTAGTATGGGTTTTACACAAAGAGGATGCTAATATCGACTGGTTTAATTATACTAACGCGGGTCTAACCGTGACAGACGACTACACTAGTTATGATACTTTATCTTCTAATTTAGGCCCTGCTGGATCTAAAGATAGACTATTCAAAGAAGCTAAATTAATATTAAATGGAAATGACAGATTTTATGCAAGAGATTCTAGATACTTTAATTTAGTACAACCATTCCAACATCACGAAAATGTACCAAATAATGTTGGTATCAATGTTTATTCGTTTGCATTAAAACCCGAAGAACACCAACCGTCTGGAACATTAAACATGTCTCGTATAGATACTGCAATATTAGACATTAAAGACCCTGTGGAGAATACAGAAATATCTATATTCGCTGTTAATTATAACGTATTACGTATATTATCAGGTATGGGTGGCATTGCTTATTCTAATTAGATTTTTTCAAAGATTTTTTTTCTATTATAATAGTATAAGATACATATAATATATGGGCGGTGGTTTATTACAATTAGTTGCTTATGGTGCACAAGATGTTTATCTAACTGGTAATCCACAAATTACATTTTTCAAAGTTGTTTATAGACGACATACAAATTTTGCTTTAGAGTCTATACAACAAACTTTTAATGGCACAGTCGCATATGGTCAAAAAGTAACAAGCACTATAGCAAGAAATGGTGACTTGATATCACGAGTTTATTTAGTTGTTTCAGCAGATGCGAAAAATGCATGTCCTTATTTTGGATTAAGACTTATTAAATATGCAGAGGTTGAAATAGGTGGTCAAAAAATAGATAAACATTATTCTGACTGGATGTATATTTGGAATGAATTAAGTTTACCTATATCTAAAAAAAATGGCTACTATGAAATGGTTGGAGGTAAAGGAGGAGATATTAGTTCTAAAACCTTATATGTACCATTAGAATTTTGGTTTTGTAGAAATGTAGGGTTGGCATTACCACTAATTTCATTACAATATCATGAAATAAAAATTAACATTCAATTTGAAGAAAAAAAAAATTGTTATACAAGAATTGGTGGAGGGGCGGAATCGTCAATAACCCCAGCTACTGCTACTTTAAATGCACATTTATGGGTCGATTATATTTACTTAGACACAGATGAAAGGAGAAAATTTGCTCAAACATCTCACGAATATTTAATAGAGCAATTACAATTTACAGGAAAAGAAGCGTTATCTGACAAAATAAGATTAAATTTCAACCATCCTGTTAAAGAATTAGTTTGGACTATTAAAAAAACAATAACTGGCGAACATGAAATAAATAGAAATTGGTTTAATTATAGTAAAGATGGCAACGAGTTGAATGAGGGTTCACTTATAACTGATTATAATCATATGAAAAAATTATTAGGACCAAGAGGCTCTGCAAAAGGAAATACGTATACTAAAGCTAAAATATTATTAAATGGTAATGATAGATTTACATCAAGAGATAATAACTACTTTAATTTAATTCAACCATTTCAACATCACGAGAATGTTCCAAATAATGCGGGTATAAATGTATATTCTTTTGCATTAAAACCCGAAGAACACCAACCATCCGGCACTTTAAATATGTCTAGAATAGATACATCATTTATTAAGTTTGAAATTCCTGACACTGTGACTACTTCAGACTATATATTTTCTATTTATGCTGTTAACTATAACATACTAAGAATAATGTCAGGAATGGG